CTTGGGAATATGCTGAGCCGCCTGCAGTGGAGAGTGTATTCAATGGAAGAAGTAATGTTACCGTGCGTTTAATTGGCGAGCTGAACTAATGGCGAAAGTAATTATTGCTCATTTCATTGAACTAACAACATCCTCTGGCTCTCTTCATCGTTTCCAAAATTTCTTTTACGAGGGAACTAGTAGCGTCGCCATTCCCGGCGCTGGTTCGCCGCTGTATGAATTTGCTCCATTTAGGGCCGAAGGCTCGTTAGCTTCATTGAATGGGGACAATGCGCCGTTGCGTCTATTATTCCCTCATAGTGCTTTTTCAGTGGCGCTTGTTGAAGAAGGCAATGGTAATAAGCTTAGCCAGCTTGGTTTAAAAACAGTTTGGCTTGGCAATGCAGGAAGTCTTGCTGATTACAATGCTTATTCCGTAGTAGCTCAGTATGAAGAATTTTATATTGGCATTGGCGCATCGTTTGACGATACCACCATTGAACTAAGGTTTAGAAGCTCAATGGATAGCGTGGGGGCAGGATTCCCTCGTCGCACTTTCAACAGTACTAATGTGGGCATCTTGCCAATCAACGCAGAAATCGCTTTGCGTTAATGAATGATCTTATTGGCTTGCAATATCAATGGGGAGCCAATCCTGACGTCGACAAAGGCCGTTCTGATTGTTTTCAGCTTGCTTGTGCAGTGAGACGAAGGCTTGGTTTGCACGATCATGCAGAGAGCTTTGCTTGGGCCTACGAGCGCTATCAAAGCACACTGCCTCCCATTCGCATGGCACGGTGGCTACTGACGCATGCAAAGCGCATAGAAAAGCCTAAAGCTGGCTGTTTAGCAATGATCAATAGCAAACAAGCAGCACTAGCTACAATGACTAATAATGCTATTATTTGCATTGCCCCAAGAGGACGAAGCGTTGGCTTGCCGTTATCATTAAAGGCAATCAATAATTTGCAATGGTTTTTGCCAAATAGCGATGCGTAAGCTTCTTCCCTACGAGCATCAGCTCATTGAAACGCTTGGCATTACAGAAGAGGAATATTGGCAGTTTTATTTAGCACAACAGAAATATGCCGACGTAAAAACGGGCACTGTCCTTGACATTCGCAATGACGTGGGCGTGGTTGCCCTCGTTCTGACCATTGTTGGCACTCTTGCACAAGTGGGTGCTGCGTTACTTGCACCAAAACCCGAGGTGCCTAATGCTGCTGTAGCAAAACGCACGCGCAATGCCATCTTCGCTCCTCGTTATGGCTTCAATTCATTTCAAGAAGTGGCTCGCTATGGAGAGCCAATCAATTTAGTTTATACAAACATAGATGAGAACACAACTGGTGGCGGCATAAGGGTTAATACTTCCTTAGTTTGGTCTGCAGTACAAAGTTTTGGCGCTAGCCAATACATTCAAATGCAGGCCGTTGTTGGTGCAGGAGAAATTGAACAATTTGCTTATGAACGCACTGCATTTGGGCAAGCAACACTTCGTGATTTTGCGGCGCAGCGCTTTTGGCTTTATGGCAATAACAATGGTGGTCCGTTAGTTTTTAGTGATTTTAAGAGCATACAAGGAGGAAGCTCTTTGTATGATCCCGCTCTTGACGGGCAAGCTGGTGGAGTGCCAATTTATCGCGCATCAAGAGGAGGCACTAATGTTGTTGACGGCTTTAGCCAAGCTTTCTCTCCATCGTCTAATAATACGCTTGGCTTGTATAGCGTTGTTCCCATTAACGTATGGGTGCTGGAACGAAAAGAAGACGGCACTCTTTTAAGAGAAAAAGAAAATGGAATAATTAAGGCTCAAGCAAAAGATGAACTTGGTATTAGCATCCCTTCTAGAACTATTAATGGAACAAATTATTGGCCTGGCGATTGGTTCAATTTATATGGAGGCGGCCCTCGTCCAGCGTTCCCAGTTGGAGCGGAAATTGAAATTGTCTTTGACGAAGATGATGGCAAAATTCGAGAAGACGCTGAAGAAGCAGCGTTAAATTATCGCTCCTCGTTGATTTCCACCATTGATGCATCAAGCTTATACAAGCTAGGAGCAGCGAAGTTTCAGCTTGTAAGAGTGGATAATGGAAGGGACCGCAGGGCAGAGGCAAAGTTTAGCTTTAGGTGTGTTGAGCCTGGTGTGTTGTGCGAAGAAGATTACAACATTAAGAGCTATTTGCAAAAAGAGCTTGATCTTGAAGAAGACCTAGAGCTGGCAAAAGCTTCGTTAATAACTCTTGAAACGGAAAGAAACACGTGGTCGCCAGAACTTTCAAGCCCTGCTGCTCAAGCAGAATATGACGCACTTACGGCTGAAAAAGAAAAGCTTGACGACCAAATTGAAGGCGCCACTGCCATTCTCGATGGAAGTATTGATAGCGGCGATTTAGACGCAATATATGATGCGGCAAAAGCTGCCAATGCTTTCCCTGGACTACTTGGTAGGCTTGATGGTATTGATCAGTCAATTGAAGAGAAAGAATCACGAATATCAGACTTGACAGATGCCATTGCCGAAGAGAAAACAAAAGCGCAGCCTGATACAAATAAAATCAATGACTGGAGAGACCGGAGGGCAACAAGGAGAAGGGAGGCTCGCGAATTGCGCCAAGAAAGAAAAGACTTGCTTGGCAAGCTTTCGAATCGAGTGCTGAAATATGGTTTATACCAAGGAAATAGCACGGTTCTCGGAAAGAAAGACTTAAGGGGAGAGCGAAAAATCCTCAAGAGACAACGCCGTGCTCTTGAGCAGCGACTTGCAGAATTATCAAAAACTTTTATTGATACTGAAAAAGAAGCGGCTCGACTTGCTGACTGGGAAAGGCGTTATCAGGCCCTACAGAACAGTATTGCCGAAATCGAAAAGCAATTGCGCAATCCTCAAAGCTTTAATGATCATTTCAATGTAAAATGTTTAGCAAAGATTGACGAAATAACATACAGCACAATCACCAATTGTGACATTGTTGATTTTGCTTTAAAGAGCAAAATCTTTAAGCGTATTTCAGGCAGACAAAGTGTTTACGGAGAAACTAAAGAGCCAAAACACAAAGATGCAGATAATGGCTTACGCCCTCGCACTGCAATGTTCTGGCTGCTCTACAAGCAAGCTGGATCTAGCGATGCCTATAAACGTGTTAGGACAGTATTTGCCATTCGCAAGGGCGTTGAAACGGAAAATTACACTGGCCTTCGTTTTGTATTTGCAAGCAAAGGCAAGTGGGCTTTTAAGATGGAGCCTATTATTGACCTCGCAGCAGAGCTTCGCACGCACAATGGAGGACAAGATATTCCTATTGCCTATCTTGAAACTAGAAACTATAAAAATAGCGAAGGTGGCAATACCATAAATATTGGCGGAGATGGTTTTATTTATTTCAGGGGGCGCCTTCTTCAAACCGAAAAGAGGCTTCCTCCTATCAATCGCAACCCCGGCTTTGTCGATGAGTGGGGCGTATTTTCAATGCGCTCTGACACGCAAATTGCTTTCTCCTTTGACAATGGCCCGGAGATTGCATTAGCAGCAGTTACAGAACAACAAACAGAATTCTTTTCTCCATTGCTCTATAAAAATCTTTCCATGCTTGGCTTTAATGCCTATAGCGGAAAAGGCATTCAAGACCTACGTTCTCTTAGTGCTTACGTAACAAAAGGCAAGAAGGTTAGAAAGATTGATGACAATGGCAATTATGGAGGCATTGTATCTTCTACTAGTTATGCGCCTGAAATTTTCTTAGACACTGTATTAGACGAAGAGAATGGCATTGGCGCCTATGCCAACATTAATGGTATTGATTTGCCATCGCTAGGCATTGCGATGAAATTCTGCAAAGCCAATAATTATCACATGGATTGCGTTATTGCTGAGCCGCAATCATGGCGAGAATTTTGGGCGACAGTAGCGCCGTTCTCCTTGCTGGAATTTGTAAAAATTGGCGGAAGAGAAGCACTGCTTCCTGCAGTGCCTTACGACACTTACGGCAATGTAAGTAGTATCGTTACGATTTCCGCTTTGTTTAATCAAGGCAATATTCTTGAAGACAGTTACAAGGAAGAGTTTATTGACTACGGCGACAACACTGAAGATTTGATTGCCACTATTGTTTATCGCGGCACTGAAGACGATGATTCATTTGCTAGCAATACAAGCGTAGAAATTAAGCTTAAAGATGCCGATGAGGCATCGTGCATTAGGCAAACATTTGATTTGTCTAATTTTGTTTCTCGTCGCACGCAAGCCATTCAATATGGCACGTTGCTTTGCCAGCAACGTCGCCATTCTCGCAGGGCAGTGGAATTTAAAACCTTCCCCACGGAGAGTCCCGTAGCTCCTGGTTCATACATTTACGTACAAACAGATCAGAACCAATGGGACAGCCTCACATCGGGCGTGGTGGAGGCCAATGGCCAGCTCAATCTTCCATTGTCTGAGGCTATTACAAGCGCTTCTCGTGAAGCTCTTATTTACAAAGGCGGACAAGGTGTTAAAAACCTTGGCACTATTTCCATTGTCAATAATGCTTCTGATGCATTGCTCGCCTATGAAGGCTGGTTAATTGTGCTTGGCAATCAACTGACAAGCAAGCGCGTATTCCGCGTGACAGAAGTGGCAATGGAAGAGGAAGGAGAAGTGACTATTAAGGCAACGGAACATCCCTGCGAGGAAGTGGGAGGGACAACATTCTCTAAGATTGTTCAATTTGATGCCAATTCCTTTGACATTCAATAATGCTACGATGAAACAAAGAGGAAAGTAATCATGCCATTTTATACAGGACGCACTGGCAAATTAAAGCTTGGTGGCAATGAAGTGACAAAAGTAAGGGATTGGTCCTTAGACGTGAGCGTGGATATGCTTGAAACCACTGCTCTTGGTGATACCAATAAAACTTTCACGCCTGGCATTGCTTCCACTACTGGCAGTGCTACGGTTTCGTACTACACGGGAAGTTCTAATGGCGTGGTGCAGCTTCTTGAAAAGATTGTCACCACTGGCGGTGTGACAGACGCAGAAGAAGTAGAGCTTACGTTTGAAGTGGGGCAGAATCAAGCTTTTACTGGCAATGGCTTTATTAACAGTGCTGGCATTTCATCTTCCACTAATGAGCTGACGAGCGTAGCGTTTCAATTTACGATTAATGGAGCGCTTTCCTCCATTGATCTTTCTGGCACGGTGTAAGCTATGACATTTTTCGTTGGTCATACAGGCTTTGTGCGCTTGCGCCGCAAAAGCTCGGAAGAGGCCGAGTTGAAATTTAGCACTGACGCAGGCGAAGTGAATACTATTTTGAATCGTTTGTATTTCGATGGGAGTGAAGAAAATCTTCTCACTGGTGATCAGCTTTTCATTTCAACTGACGATGCGAGAGGACTTGCTTTCTTTTCGCCATCAGCATGGCCCACTTCGTTGCAGGTGCAAAAGTTTATTCGCGCCTATGTAAACGTTAATGCAGTGGGGGGCTTGCGCTTCTTCAATACTTTTGCCGATGCTGTTAATAACGATAGAGAGGGCGAGCTTAGTCTTGCGTCTGATTTTGGCGCTCCCATTGATACAAGTATTGTCGTGAGAGATTCTCGCTATAACACGCTTGGTTCAGTGGTGTCCTATGAAATTAACACTGATCGCGCCGCCATTGAAACTACTAGCTTGTCTGATAAATTTAGGCAGCAATATTCGGCTGGTTTAATTAGCGGCAATGGAAGTATTGAATGCTTGTTTAGCTATGAAACAGTGTTGGACGAAGAGGCTCCTTTGTTTTTGCTGCAAACCATTCAACGTTTAGAAGTGGGCAGTGAGCTTAACATGCTGCTTTCGTTGTCTCCTACTGACGAAAGCAGAAGCGCTTTATTTGCAGCATCAAGCAATGAAGTGTTTTACGAGCTTCAGGCCGTAATTACAAGAGCTGGCGTAACAGTGGCTGCTGATCGCCTCATTTCTTGTTCCATTGATTTTCTAACCACTGGTGACTTCAGAGTGAAAGTTGGCGTGCCTAGTGAATATATTCTCAAGGAAGATGCCGACCTTATTGAACTTGAGGAAAATCAAGAGACTGGCCTTGGCTTCTTGTTGCAAGAAGTGACGGACTAAATAGCTGAAAAGCCTTAAAATGGCTAAGATGAAACTATATCATTAGGCGATAGGCATGGCCGACCAGAGGATTTCTGAGCTTTTTGAACTCACCAGTAGTGGCGCTGCTTCTAATGATGAGCTGCCTATTGTTGATACTAGTGTAAGTCAAACTAAGAAAATTACTGTTAGTGGCCTCGTTGAGGCCGGGTTTCGCACTGCTGGAGACGGAAGCCTTCCTGGAAGCAAGCTAGAAGCTTCTGGCGTTACTGGCGCAAAGATTGCCGCTGGTGCAGTTGGCACTGCTCAGCTTGCTGCTACAGGCGTAACGGCAGCGAAGATTGCCGATAGTGCAATTGGGACAACGCAGCTTGCTTCTTCTGGCGTTACAACGGCCAAGATTGCTGACGCGGCAGTCACCTATGCGAAGCTGCAAGACGCAAGCGCCAATGTCGTCTTAGGGCGCACTGGTACAAGCGGGGATGTAGAGGAAATTAGCTGCACTGCCGCTGGTCGTGCATTGCTGGATGATGCTGATGCTGCAGCACAAAGAGCCACGCTTGGCCTTGGCAATATCGCCCTTGGCACTGGCACTTGGACTAATGGTGCCACGGTGAGCGGCACTAATACTGGCGATCAGACCATCACGCTTAGCGGCGTGATTACGGGCACTGGCACGGCTGGCATTGCAACGAGCTTTGTAGCTGGCAGCGTTTCTACTGCTGCTCTTGCCGACAGTGGCACGACTACTGCCAAGATTGCCGACGGGGCTGTAACAGGCGTGAAGCTTGCTGCTGATAGCTCCATTGTCGTGGCCACCACTGAACCAGGAGCTGGCGAGTTTGAAGGGCAAGGCTTTTATAACAGCAGTTCTTCTTATTTTTCAGTTTGGAACGGAAGTAATTGGGCGCAAATTGGTGGCGTTACCACCATTGATCATGCCACGGTTTCTGGAGTTTCTTCTCCGCTTAGTTTTTCATCGTCTCTTGTTGGTAACACTAATACTATCACCCAAGATTTAACAGCGCAAGGTTTTGGCAAGGTTTTTGCTGGCCCCATTTCTGGCGACGATGCTAAACCTACTTTCCGCTTGCTTGATCATGCTGATCTTCCGAAGGCAACAAACGCTGCCGTTGGCGCTGTTGTTCCTGCCGCTGGTGGTGGTCTCACCATTCTTTCTGACGGAGAAATTCGCCATAGCAACACTGCTGCTTCTGGTACGTATTACAAAGTAACGATTGATGACAATGGTCACGTTACTACTGGCAGCACTTTCCTTATAGCGGCTGACATTCCTAATCTTGACGCAAGTAAAATTACTACTGGCACATTTGGCACGGCCTTGATTGCAGATGATGCCATTGATGGCACCAAGATTGCAGACCGAACTGTTTGCTTGTTCGGCGAAAGTCGCCCTGCACAAGGTGATTTTGTTGGCCAATTTTTCTACGATCCCATTAACAAAGACACCTATTTGTGGGATTCCAACGTTTGGCAGGAAGTGACGGTAACGGCTGGCGCCATTGTTCTTGCTGGTCTTTATAACGCAGGCACAAACGAAATTGTAAGTCTTACTGGCGCAGGCGCGGCATTGTCTGGCCTTACTGTTTCTGGCGCCATTCCTGCGGCTGAAAGTGGTAATTCTGGATATTACTTCCTTGTTACGGCAAGCGGCGTTGGCAGTGGCAATGCTCCTAATGTTACGCTCATCCCTCCCGACCTCATTGTTTCCGATGGTACGGCATGGTATGAAGTGGATGTTAGCAGCTCTTATGTGAGCCAAACTGCATCAAGTATTTCATTTGCATCTGGCGGCACCATTGCCTCCAATAATGTGCAAACTGCCATTGAGGAAGTGAATAATGAAGCTAAAGATGCTGGGAATATTACAAGCGGACTATTAGCCGTTGCCAGGGGAGGTACAAATATTGGTTCCTATGCAAAGGGCGATATTGTTGTTGCTAGTGGTTCCACTGTGCTTTCCAAGCTTGGCGTTGGCACTGATGGACATGTACTTACGGCAGATAGCGCTCAAGCTTTAGGCGTTAAGTGGGCCGCAACAACTCTGGGTACTGTCACCACGGTTAGTGGCACTACGCCATTAAGCGTGAGCAATCCAACTACCACGCCGATTATTTCCATTGCCAATGCTTCTACTAGCGCTGTTGGCGCTGTTCAGCTAACGAATAGCACTTCAACTACTAGTAGCACACTTGCTGCTACGGCCACGGCAGTGAAGAGTGCTTATGACATTGGCGCTGCTGCATTGCCTAAAGCTGGCGGCACAATGACTGGAACGCTCACGATGGCGAGTGAACAGTCTATTTCCTATCAAGGCCAAGGCTACACGGCGACTATTTCTGCAGCAACGCTCACTGCAAATCGCGCTATTACAGTGCCAAACGCAAGTGGCACTATTGTTACCACTGGTGCTACTGCCATTGTTTCTGATACAATGGTGGCAAGTGGAATTAGCGCTGCTAAGACTGACGCTAATTTTGGCAACCAAGATGGTTATTTTTATGGCGTAAGAATTGGACGTGGCGCAGGAGCCAGTAGTACTAATGTTGCAGTTGGATCGGGCTCTCTTGACGTAAATTCTTCTGGCGTTGACAACGTCTCAATAGGAGCGCTGGCAATGCTTGCGAATACAAGTGGCCAACGCAACACTGCAGTTGGGAGAGGCGCTCTAGGAAATAATGTTAATGGCAGTTCAAATGTAGCAGTGGGAAGAAATAGTCTTGTTTCTGCTGTGTCTGGAAGTACTAATGTGGCTATTGGCGCTTCTGCGCTTTCATTGCTTGAATCCGGCAGTTCAAATGTCGCTATTGGCACATCCGCCGACGCTTCAAAAATAAGTGGATCTAATTGTATTACTATTGGCAATTCTGCGTCTGGAAGCACCACTACAATTAG